CATGGACTTCAGAAAAGGTAGAGCAACTTATGCTTGCTTTAGAAGAAGGGTATAAACCTAAAGCAACACCTTTTTATGAAGGTAATCCAAACCTAAGAAAAGGCAACATAGTTTTTAATTATACACCACACGAGATTAGAGAAATTAAAAAGTGTGCTACTGATATCGTATATTTTGCAAATACTTATTGTACTGTAATGACCGATTTTGGTTTACAGACTATTAAGTTAAGAGGATATCAAGAGGAAATGTTAAGGCAGTTCCAAGCAGAACGATTTAATGTATGTTTAGCATCTCGTCAGATTGGTAAAACGATTTGTTCATCAATCTTTATCGCCTGGTATTCATTATTCAATTATGATAAGAATTCTCTCGTTCTTTCAAATAAGGGTGCTACTACGAGAGAAATCATTGATAAAGGTAAAACAATTCTTGAACACCTACCGTTCTTTTTAAAGCCAGGTGTAATTAAATGGGATGTATTCAATTCTAAATTTGATAATGGCTGTCGTATTATTGGTCAAACAACCACTAAGAAAGCGGCTATCGGTTTTACCATTCACTTACTGTTCATGGATGAGTTTGCACATATTCCTCAAAACTTTGTGGAAACCTTTTATGAAAACGTTTATCCTACTGTATCTGCTTCATCAAATTCAAAAGTAATTATTACAAGTACACCGAACGGCTTTAATAAATTTTATGACATTTATTCGGCTTCAGAGAAAGGGTTAAATGAATACTCACCGTTTAGAGTTGATTGGTGGGATGTACCTGGCAGAGATGAGGCATGGATGCAACAAGAAGTTGCTAACCTCGGTTCAGAAGAAGCATTTAACAGACAATACGGAAATCAATTTATTGCCAGCTCTTCTCTATTATTGGGTGCCGATAGTCTTAAAAAGCTTCAACAAAATCAAAAAGAATTTGTTCATAAAGAAGTTCCTGAATTTGAAGAAGAAAATGTTTCTTACGATGGCCTAGTATGGGATCCAACATTTGAGTTAGACGAAATTGAGGAAGATACGAATTACTGGCTATTCTCTATTGATATAGCTGAAGGAAACGGCGGTGACTATTCAATAATCAATATCTTTAAGATTGAAATTATGGATGAACCTGATTGGAAAAAGATAACATCGCCAGGTTCATTCGTTGACTTTTTTAGAATAAGACAAATTGGTAGGTTTAGAAGTAATGAACACACAATAGAAGAATTTGCAAAAGCAGTTTACATTTTAGCGTTTGATATGTTTCATTCAGAAAACGTTAAGATGATTATTGAGTGGAATATGTTTGGTGGAGAATTGATTAAAAGACTTGAAACTGTATTTCCACAAAGAAATGAATTTGATGAAGAGATGATAGTTAAGTTTAAACATCGTATAGATGCAAAAACAAAAAACTTTGGTCTTAAGGTTAAAAAAGATAATAAACCAATCTTTTGTCAAAATTTCAAAAAGTACATAACACAGAACAGAATTGTTATTAAAGATAAGAAAACCGTCTATGAAGCATCTACATTTGGTAAGATGCCAAATGGATCATATGCAGGCCAATTAGGTCATGATGATCTTATTATGACTAGCATAAATAGTTCCGAATTTTTCTTTACTTTGGACTTCTCCGACTTTGTTGAAGAGATCTATGATACTGTAGATGATTCACTTCAGGCAAAGATTGATGAGATCTTAGATAAAGATTCAAAAGGAGGAAATCTTAATTACGATATTTATGATCTTGTGTAGAAAAGTAGCTATGCCGTGGATATATAAAAAAAGCAATAAAAAAAATATAATACAAGATGGCACTAGATCCAAAAATCGCTTCTCTTAAGGCTGCAGGTACTTACCGCTTTGAATTTGACAAGAGTCAGGTTGTTAGCATTCCTGCAAACCAAACAAGATTAATTGTTGGTTTTTCTAAGAAAGGTCCTTTTAATACACCAGTTTTTGTACCAGATACTGCATTCTTTAAGCAGGTATTTGGAGACATTGATAGGAATCTTGAAAGAAAAGATTCTTATTTTCACAGAAGCTGTTTAGCTGCATTAGAAAGAGGTCCAATTTTAGCTCTTAACCTTTTAGCATTAGACTCTGATGATAATGTAGACTACATTAAGTTAGGTACAGCTGCTACACCAGAAGCACAAGATAACGCAGGTGATTCTGCTGAATACCAAAAATTTTATAACAGAGATAAATTCTTTTATCCTGACTCTGATGCATTCCTAGATAATGTTGGAGCAAACAGAAACACATTAAGCTCTTTATCTACAAATGATCTTTTGGATTTTGTTAATTTAGGTCAAAATCCAGTTTCTATCATTGTTAGAAAAGCAGCAAATGACAATGTATCAAGTTTCAATGTTACTGTTGAAGAATGGTACGGAACTGCAAACGTTCCAGGTTTCTTAAATAAAGACAGTTTAATTTCTGACTTTATGGTAGATGTATTTGTTATTGAAGGTAACTTTGGTGGTAACTTCGGTTCTGCTACACCTTATGAGAGATTTACAGCTGACCCAACATTCCAACAATACTTTGATCCTACTAAAGGTATTCAAAGAAAGAAATTTGCATCTGATACAACAGATACTAAATTGGAAGAGTTCTTTAATGAATCTGAAGTTAACCTAATTGCAACTTATACTGCATGTTTAATTCCTGATTTTGTTGATCTACTTGGAAATAACTTATTCATTGAAAAATTAATCAATGCTGATTCTGCTACGACTGGTTTATTCTGTGCTGTTAATGAAGATCTATTTAGCGGAGATTTTCTTATTGACGGTGTAAAAGGTGGTATTGACCTAATCGGACATAACATTGAATATACTCAGGCAACTGGTATTCAGGATGATGTTAATTTCCTTTCTTATAGTGGATCAATTGTATCTGACCTTGAATATGCAAGAGCTGCCCAATCGGTAAACACTGCAACAATTGCAACTGGTGATATTGTATCTGTTAATACTTTAACTGGCGGAAACATTCAAATTTCAATCATAGGTTCTACTGGAAATCCTTTATATGATGCATTTGTAGGTATGGCTCCTAATACAGCCAATACTGTAGGATCATATATTAAAGGAGCAATTAGTTCTAAGTTTGTACCAGTTCTTTCAGTGAATGTAACAAGTACTGTGGTAACTGTTGTTTTATCTGGGGCTGGTGGTATTGTGGCTGGAGATTTTCCAACTACATTAGGTACTACATATACTTATGTAAATGAAGAAGATTTAGGATTTACTGTTCATGAATTTGAAACTTCAAATACTAATGCAAATATCATAGGTTCTTACGGAAGTGCAATGTACAGCGCATTCTCTGCTGGAACACTTACTGATGGCGATGAGGCAATATTTGAAATCTCAAGTACAGAATATGTTTCTTACTTAGTATTCAATGCTGCATCTTATGGATTTATTCATACAGGCGTACCTGCTAATGCTGGTACTAAATTTGCAATCTCTGATTCTTCATATTTCTTACCAAGTGTTAGAATAACTCCTTATCAACAAGATACTTTTGCTACTGTTACTCCAAGATCTCAATTTAATATGGATAGTAACACTGGATTCTTCTTGGATTCAGACGGTAATTCTGTTGGCGGTTTTACTTTAGATATTCAAACACTTAAAGGTTCTCTTAACCGTTCAATTGATATCATTGCTGATTCTACATCTGAACCATTACTTAAGCCTAACCAGGTACTTATCGCAAGTACTAATCCTGATGCGGCTACCGTGGTTGTAGGAAATTACTTATTAAACTTTGAAGGTAATATTTCAACTCCTCATTCAAGATTAACAAGAATCAATGAAGTACAAGGTGGTAAAACATCTACTCAATTCCCGTCAATCCCGGTTGGTACAACTGCCTTATTAGTAACATGTCAATCTGAAATTGCTGTTACAACTGTAAGTTCAGTTAAGAAGGTTGAATTGTATTACCCAATTGATAGCTGGGTTGATTATTTTAATATCTTTACCCTTGATGGATTCCAATTAGATGTGACTAAGCATGTTCCTAATGGAACTAATGAACGCCAAAACCAAATTCTAAATGGTACATTAAGTGGAACTAATCTATTTAAGGCATTAACCGATAGAGAGACTATCAATTTCCGTTATGTCGTAGATACATTTGGAAATGGTATTGAAAGTGGATCTAAAGCAATCTATACTCAATTATGTTCTGCTAGAAAGAATGCATTTGCAATCATAAATGCTCCATCTGCTAAAGATTTTAAAGCTAACACTGATCCTTCATTCTTGGATGCGACAGGAGCCTTATCATCTAGATTTATTTCAACAGGTGGTGATCTTTCTAAGAACCCAACTGTTAGATACTCTTTACCTTCATCAACACAAGGCGGAAGCTGGGGTGGATTCTATTATCCTTTCATTACTGTAAGGGATTTAGGAAAGAACATTAACGTTCCACCAGCTGCTTATGTATCAAATAACTTTATTGCAAAGTATGAAAATGCATTACCTTGGTCATTAGTTGCAGGTGTTCGTAGAGGTGTTGTAGGCGGAACTGGGGTTGTAGGATTAGAAATTAATCTTGACCTAAGCGATAGAGAATACTTAGAACCATTTGGATTGAACCCAATCATTTTCCAAAGTGGAACTGGTCCTACTATCTTTGCAAATAAAACTGCTCAGCAAACTCCAAAATCTGCATTAAGTTCAATTAACGTTAGAGAGGTTGTTATCTATATCCAAGATGGTATTGAAGCAATCCTTAAAAACTACTTATTTGAATTTAACACTGCTCAAACAAGATTGGAAATTAAAACACTTGCTGATAACTTCTTATCAACAGTTCAAAATGACGACGGTGTTTATGACTTCCGTAACGTAATGGATGAAACTAACAATACGCCAGAGGTTATTGATCAAAATGTTGGTATCCTAGATACTTATATTGAACCAGTAAGAGGAATGGAAATCTTAGTACAAAGAACCACAATCTTAAGAACTGGGGCAATTAGTTCTGGAAACTTCCAATAAGAAAGAAAGAAAAAGAATAAATAAAAAAATAAGTTAAGCTATGCCATTACCACATTACACTCAATCGAGGGCAAGTAATAACAGATATGAGCCAATTCAGCCTAACCTATTCGAGATAACTTTGTTTACCCCGAATGGAGATGATACTGGTTTGATTCTAGAACATGTTAAATCTGTTGGAGGTTTAAATGCATTAAACCCATCTGTAGATGCAATTGGTCAAAAATATAAATTTGCTGACCGTTCATATGCAGGTATGCCTGGACAAACCTTCGTAGATCTTACTATTGCATTTACATTGAACTTGAATGATGCAAATGAAAACTACATATACAATACCATGAGAAACTGGTATAAATTAATCTATGATCCTTTGACTGGAGAAATGGGATTAAAGAAAGACTATGTAGGAAGTATGATCATTGTTCAGTATAACCGTGCAGGTGATATCTTCAGAAAGATTACATGTAAAGATATCTTCCCAACAGGTGCTCCTGATTTTATTGATTCACTTGATTATGGAACCGCTGATGCCGCAGAATTAACAATGACTTATCGTTGTGATCACTGGGTTGAAGAAAATGTTGGTGCTCCTAACTAATCTTATGAAACTTAGATAAAACTGGCCTTCGGGCCAGTTTTTTTGTCTTATCTCTAATATATAATATAGAATACATAATCTATAGATCATGATCATATTTAAAGTTGAAAACATATCCAACGGAAAAAACTATATAGGATATGCAATTAATGATAATCCTAATAACTTAGGATCTGGTAAATACATAAAGCGTGCAGTTAAAGACTTTGGTACTACTTCCTTTAAGAGAGAAGTATTAGAAACATTTGATGCAGATGAATCTTTAGGTGTTGTTATGGATCGTGTTGAGTATTGGATTAAGAAATTCAAATCGGATAATCCTAAATTTGGATATAACGAAAGCGTACAAGAAATGATTCCTCAAAAGAAAAAGTTAACTAAAAAGTTACAAGTTCTCTTAACACCTGAGGATGAAGATAACCTAAATACTATTATCATTCAAAAATCAATGGAAACTGGTATTAAGCCTATTCCAATTTCAAGATATGTTAGAAATATCATAGTTGAACATATCGTAGAAGAAACATCACCAGAAAAACAATTAATAAAAACAAAATAACATGAGTAACCACGAAGAGAATATCAAAAAGGAATTTGAAGCCGCAGAAGGTATTCAACCTGAAAATGAAGCTGTAGTTAATGATGGGAAGATAACTTCCTTAGGTAAAGTTGATCCAACCCGAGGAATGGGTATTACTTCACCTGATGATCCAGAGATAAGAAGAATCCAGGAACTAACTGGATATATGAAATTAGATTTAACAAACCTACCATCAGGTGGACGTTTTTATAGAGATGATTTTGAACTTCATATCAGAGCTGCTCGTGTTGGTGAGATTAGGGACTTCTCTACTGTTGATGAAGAAAATATCAGAGATGTAGATGAAAAGTTAAATGCTATTCTTGTTGGTTGTACTAAAATAATGTATGGTTCTCAAAGAGGTTCATATAGAGACATTCTTGAAGAAGATCGTATTTATGTTATCCTATCAATTAGAGAACTTACGTTTAAGAATGGCGAAGCTAAATTAATGATGCCGGTTGGTAAAAAGAAATGTACCACTGCTTCATGTAAATCTCAAGAAAGTGTAGAGTTAAGAACAACCAATCTACAATTTAATAATGTAGATGAACTTATTGAAAAGTATTATGACCACGAAAATAAATGCTACACAGTTCCTACTAAAAGTCATGGCGAATTAGTTTTAGCTCCACCTACAATTGGTGTTATGAGAGCAATTACTGATTGGGCTAGAAAAAGAGAAGAAGAAAATAAATCATGGGATAAGTCTTCTCTTACAATATTACCTTATGTACAAAGAGAATGGCGTGGCTTTGATGAAAAACAAATATTCTCTA